CGGCGGTGGTGGTGGCGGGCCTTTCTTCGCGTCCTCAAGTTGCTTCGCCAGCGCGTCCCGCTCGGCCTCGGCGCGGCTGGCGCGTTCGACCCAGTTCTGCCGCCTGGCCCGTTCCTTCTCGTAGGCGGTGCGCGGGACTATCGGCTGACCCGGCTCGGCCTCCCCGGGCTCCGCGTCATCGTCCGGCTCCGGTGTGGTGGCTGGCTTCGCGGGTGCCGCATTCTTGTTCGCTGCTTGACCTGGGTCGGGCTTTCCCGCGTCGGGCTTTACATCACCCGTACCACTGGCTGGCGCGGCCGTGCCGCCGTCCGTGGAGGTTGGTGGCGATGCTTCCGGCGGGTTGCCGCCCTTCAGGAATGCGTCGAGGTCACCGGACATCGGACATCAACCACAGATATGGACTTGTTTCAGAATACAGCTGGATCCACAGATCGGGATTTGCCTTGGCGCGTTTGCGAAAGCTCCGGACACGGGCGGCAACTTTTTTATCGCCATACGCCAGGCGTGCAACCGCTTCACTGACGTTCAGCTTGTCATTCAACAGACGGCTTTTCGCCCACCGATCCGTCATTATGATCCTCCAGGCTGCTCCGGCTTCACCACACCTTCGTCAGTGTTCATATATCGTGTGAAATGGTTATTTCGCACGTAGCTTGCGAAGAACTCGGCGTCCCACTCGGTTGGTGTAAGCCCAGGAGCCTTACCTTTTGTTTTCTCATTATGCGCCGCGATACCGAGGTCCAGTAAGTAACGGACGATCCCGAGCCTGCTCATGTAGCCGCTGGTCAGGCCGTTTACGGCTTCTACGTGGCGCTTCGCCAACAGTCGCCGCATCGCGGCATCGACATTGACCAGCGGCGTCTTTGGTTTCGTCTTCATGCTGTCCCCGGCTGCTCCGGCGGCGCGAGCACGGCGTCGATCATCGCCGTGTAAATCATTCCCACGGACTCCGTTCTGCCAAGCTCATCTTCCTGCCCTGCCTCGATCATCGCCTCGGTCGGCTCGCGCATCGCCTTGATCGCCGCCTTCGCCGCCTCGAGCATCATGATTTTGGCATATGGTGCTCGCTGATCGATGGCGGGCGCGCACTTGGCGATCGCCATCGCCACCCGCTCGACCATCTCGCTCATGGACCGCCTCCCGGCTGCTCCGGCGGCGCCAGCGCGTTCTGCCGCGCTACCATCACGTCGTTGATCCGCTGCACCGCGCTGTGCCGCAGATCGTTCGCCCGCGCCTCGTCGACCGCCGCCTTCGCGTGCATGCCCCGCAGGTTCGCCCCGTCCATCATCGCCTGCACCTCCGGCGGCACCACGGTGCCCGGATCAGACGGCGGGTCCGGCGGCGCGTTCATGTCGTTGAACATGCCATGCACGTCGGCGATGTGATGAACCACCGCGTGTTGGCGCTCCTTGGCCAAAGCAAAATCGGCCGCCGCTTTGGCCTGGGTCGCGGTGGTATCGGCCTGGGCTTTGTCCTGCGCCATCTTCTGCATGGTCTGCTGTTGTTGCGCCCGCGCCTGCTGGCTCTCCTTGAGTTGCTGAAGGATCTGATCCTTGTTTCGCAAATTCGACGCCGCGATCAGGATCTCCGGCGGGATCAGGCCCGGCTGCGTACCGGCGAGCTGGATCAGAACCTGGAACTGTTCGGCCTGGATCGAGGGAACGTCGATGCCCTCCTCGATCGTAATGTCGATGTCCATATCCGTTATGTCGTTATCTATCCGTATCACCTGTTGCAGCCGGGGATCACCGGGCACGATCTGCATCGCCTGCATCGCCTGCGCCCGCTGCTGCTCAGGCAGCGCGGCCAGTTCGTCCATCACGCGCACCGGCTGATTGATGCCGACGTATTTGGTGTTGCCCAGGTCGTCGGTGACATGCACCCAACGCCCCGCCGTCCAATACTGACGCGCGGCCATCCATGCGATCGACAGCAGATCACGGTTCCACATCCGTAGTGTGTCGGCGATGGGTTCGTGCGCCGCGGCGCCGCCCGCCTGCTGCGCCAGGATCGCCCGGCCCGACAGTTCGCGCGGGTCGGTGCCGGACATCGAGGCGTTCGGCCCGCTGGCCTGCATCTCGGCGGTCGCGTGCTGGAGCAACTTGAACTGCCCCTCGGCCAGATCAGCGCCGTTGTTGATCTCGAATTTCATTCCGGGGTTGATCACTATCACGCCATCAGGCCGCGCCACCTCGCGCCGTGCCTTATCAACGTCCGCGACCGCGCCGTCCTCCATGATGATCTGGGCGACGGAGAGAAGATGTAGCGACTTACTACGGCGTTTGTTGATCTCGTCCTGTTCCGAGATCAGGTCGCGAACCATACCATAACGATTATTCTCGCGGTCAACGTGCGCGCTTGTCATGCGGAGGCCGGAGGTCGAACGGCCCCTGGCGTCGAGAAACGGTGACTTTGTTGGCTCGTCCAGAAATCCAACGCGAGTATAGGTCGCGACCCACCATTCGTTCCGTTCTTGCCAGTGGCACTGCACGACCCGGATACGCTCGCGCTTGCTGTCGCACCACACGATTTCATTTGGCCTGTCGGAATAAGAGCCTGTCTGCGTCGCAAACGTATCGGTTATCATGTCTTCGGCATGGGGCCACGTCTCGTAGCCCTGTTCTTTATCCATCCAAATGACGATGCCCTTATGGCGCGCATCGTCAAAGTCCAGCCGGCGGCTGTGCGCGTCCCACCAAAGCCGATCAAACGGCACCTGCTGGAACGTGATGTTCGCACCACCCTTGCCGTCGTCCACCAATATAATCTCAGCGCCGCCGACGCCCTCGACCATGAGATTTTCGTAAACGTCTGATCTGATCAGCGGCAGATTGTTGTCGTCGCTCATATAACGAAGCGCCTGCGTCGCGGCGTCCGCTTTATCTTCGTCCACGGGATTGCGCGCGAATGCCTTTGGATCGGTCCTCGATTTTCTCTCAAGACCGCACATCAATTCCACTTTGCGGCTCACGTAATTAATCGTGACTTCCGGTTGGCCGCGCGCCTTCAGTGCTTCCTTTTCAGCGGATGACCACTGGTAGCCGTCCTTGTAATCCTTGTCCCGCTGCGACCATTTCCGGCCGTCAGCGGTCGCCGTCTCGTCATCTTCGAACCACCGCACGAGCCGCGCGTGGAGATCGTCGAGATTGCGTGGGTAGCGGTCGGACGCGATGCCTGGACCACCCTTCGGCCGGGATGCCTCGGCGGCCTCCGGGTCTGTCGGCGGGTCGGGGTAGAGGGCCTGGGACATCAGGTTGACGCGGCCGGCCGGATCACTTCGCGGATCGAGCCATCTCGGGCGGCGGCCATGGCGTCGGCCAGCAGCGATCGTATCCAATCCCGATCTAACTTGAAGCCGAGATCCTCGGCCGCCACCATCGCCGCGTCGGCCCACTTGTCCGGATCGTCGCGCACCGAACGCTGGAACTCCGCGCCGGATAATGTGCGGATGTCAGTCATTCATTGCCCTCCCCGTTTGCGGATGCGCTCCATGACGTTCACGCCACCCTCCAGTCGCGCACTTCGCCCTCGTCACGATTGAACGCCGCGTCCCAACTGTCGCGCGGCTTCTGCCGTTCCATATCGCGAACGTAAGGACGTGACATCATTGCATATCTGAAACTATCACCACAATGATCTTCCGACTCCGTATCGACGTCCTCGGCCCTGTTAGCGTCATGTTGCAACGCCGGAACGGTTCTGAGAAGGTCTCTGCACGTCGAGAAGAACACCACCATCGGATTACCGTCGCCATCACCGACCAGTCGTGCCCTGACCTGATCCCAACCGCCCATCGCGCCGCGCTGCGGCACGCGCTTGTTATCCGCCGGCCGGAACACGATACGCGCCGCCTGGGTCATCCTGGACGCGATGCTTGGGCCGCCGTCCTCGCTGAAGATCGCGGGGTCGGCAACGCCCACCATCATGCCGCTGGCCGGCTTCGGGTCGTCACGCTCGCGGGCCTTGATCCCCTCGGCCACCTGCTCGGCGGTCATGCGAAGCCCGACGTTCGGCTCATTCGGCTTCATGCCGTACCACTCGCGGTAACAGACGAGGCAGCCGCGCGCGATATCGGGAACCGATCCATCGCTGATCGCCCACCAATGCACCGCGAACGGCCGCGCGCTGCCCCAGTCGAACGAGCGGAACCGCGCCCAGTGGTCGGGGAGGGATCGAGGCATGATGATGTGCCGGTCGGCACTGAACTCGGGGAAGAATGCTCCCGAAACGACTGACCAATCACCGAACAACCACGCGCGCACCAATTCTGGCGACCCCGACGCCTGAAGCCGCTGCACATAGTCGGCACCGAGATACGCGTTATCAGCCACGCGCGACGGAATAAAAATTCGTTCCAACCCCGTTTCATCACGCAATACGCGCCAACCCAGCGGCGCCGGATCAATGTAACGAGACCGCAACCACTGGTGCCCGCTGCCGCCAGGATTGCCGGTGAGGCGCATGCCAACCGGCACGCCGGCACCACTACGCAACGTGGCCATCAGCTTCAGGATCGGAGCCGGCGAGGGAAAGTTGCCCGCTTCCTCGATGTAGACGCGTGTCGTTGACCAACCTTGATACGACTCAGCATCGGTGTCGCGTTCGAGGTAAGCATAAGTAATGCGGGCACCATTGGGAAAAATAAAGCGTCGCGGATTGTAGGTCGCGTGAACACCGATCTTGGTATAGATCGACTTGGCCCGCTCGAACGTCTCGTCCAGTTCAACGCGTGTGCGGCGGATCATCAGGCCGATGGCGTCAACACCATACTGCGCGGCGTGTATCGCCCACTCGCCGATGACGGCTTCGGTCTTGCCGCCACCGCGTGCGCCACCGAAGAAACACTCGAACACCGGACAATCGACGAACGCCGCCTGCGGCCCTGGTTGCGGGCACCACGCGGTCAGCCGCCCGTCGGCGTCAAGTGTTTCCATCATCATCGATCGTGATGGGCTCGACCATGCCGGCGGGCGCGTACAGTCGAAGCCACTGCTCGGCTGATTCGACGGCCGACGGCGCGCGAACAACGTAGGTCGCGCGCATGTTGATGTCAGCATCGATGGGCTGCACCGGTTTACCCCATCCACGCTCGAGTAATGCGATCGAGGCGGCGACCTGGGCGGCTGGCGGCGCTTCGTCATCACTCACGATGGTAGCCAATCTGTTAATGGCATCCGGCGTATATGTCCGCGCCAATTCGATGACGCCCTGAAGGGATTTCGGCTTCCCGCTGGGGTTGCCGGACTGTCCTGGTTTGAAAGTTCCAGGCCGTGCCATTCTCAGATAACCTGATAGCAGGTCATTTTCGCACGGTTTCCCGCCAGTTTTTTGTGATGTGGTATCCGGATACCACACCATCTCCATCGTGTGTCAATACCAGATACCGCGATATCAACGACTTACACGCCGCGATACCTGAAGTAGCCGTTTGGATAAGTTGGCGGTGTTAATCGGGGTTTTTTGTACGGAAATAGGTCTGGAAGCCCTTAATTCTGTACAAATCGGGCCATTAACGCGGCAAAATGTGTGTTGGCCGCATGTTCAAACGGACGTTTGCGGACAACCTCTAGGTCTGTACGAACGCGTCACCCAGAGCCCGAAAATAAATCGCATCTGTCCGCATTTTGTCATTGACGACGATTTGCGGACACTGTAAGGTGTCTTTATCAACAAGGAGACACGGGCATGACAAACGAAAAGCTTCTCGCTTACGCCACACAGCGCGCCATCTGCCAGGCCTACGAAAAGATGGGCCACACGGTTGAGATCAGCCTGACCAACCGGGGTAACAAGCGCGTCACGCTCGACGGTGGCCGGAAGCTCTGCATCGCGGATGCGATGAGCAAGATCGAGGCTGCGTTGACGATCTACAACGCGTGGCATCTGGCCGCCTGACCCTCCGGCGGGGCCTCGTGCCCCGCCCCTTCATTTCAGCGGGAGACATACGATGGACGACGAGACCAAGGCCTTCCTGGTGGCCATGGAAGCCCGGTTGATGGCACGGATGAACAATCAGCATGAGCGCCTGATCAATGTGGTCACCGCGTTACAAAATGACTTCGCGAACACCAAGGGATTCCTGATCGGGGATGCGCTGGTGATGGGTCGGCGAATGCGCTCGGTGGAAGATCGGCTGGACGATCTGGAGCGAGGGAGCGGGCCGTGACCCCCGCCGAGTTCACCGCCGCCATGACTGCCTTGGGCTGGTCGCACCGAGAGCTCGCACGGCGTCTGCGGTGTGACAGTGGGCTACCCACCCGCTGGGCGCGTGGGAAGGCTCGGGTACCCCTCCCGTTGGCGCGGTGGCTGGTCTCGGCACGGGACTGGCACGAACTGCACCCGGCGCCGGAGGATTGGCGGGTCTGGCGGGCGGGGAAGATGCGGCGCTAGTCTGAGTCACGATCCACTCCGACCGCCGCCGCCCTTCCCCCTTGGCGGCGGTTTTTTTGTCATTGCTTTCCACGGTATTTCGCCGACGCCACGCGAAGACACATTCTGCATCCCGTGCCCCGGCCGTCTGGTCGTCGATAAAGGTTTTCCGCCGAACGCGGATGCCCCTTCCGACAAAATTCCATGGCCTCATAGCGTGCTTTGGTAAGTGCCCCGCACATGCCGCGCCGAGCGTTCACTTGCCGGGTCACGGGTTCCAGATGATTGGGGTTAACGCAACTCCGCACCCGGCAAAGATGGTCCAGGTCAAGCGTCGCGGAGACGGGGCCACGGGTCAGTTCGTAGATAACTCTGTGAGCGGCCAGAGACTTTCCCCTGGCTCGAAAGTTGTGAACTCGTCCGTAGCCATTGGTTGCGATCGTGCCCATCCAGAACCAACAACTCAGCCTTGTTTTTATTACACAATTCAGAAATCTAAAGCAACTTTTTCTGGTACTTTTCGTGGTTCGGTAAGCACAACACTCAGCGGATATCCCGACCGGGCCATTTCGGCGGCGGCCCCTTCTTCCAGTTGTTTGCCGCTGTGCGCCGGCGTTCCCTCCCACTTTCTGGCGGTTCGCGCGACCGAGCCGTGCGCCAGGATCAGGGCCGCCACTTCACCGATGGTCCAAACCTCGATGGCGCGGCCCTCGTGCATCCCTCTGACGGTCAGCATGACATCCGGGGGTAGTTTGGTCTCGGTTGACCCTTCGACCGCCACAGCTCCCGTTGGAAGCCCGGTAAACGCCTTTCCATTAGACGCGCGGACAACCGCCGCCTGTTCCGCCTGACTACGAACCAGGACCAGGACCGTTCCGTCATTTCCAAGCGGCGTCTCCCACACCTCCGGCGTCAGAGGTTGAAACCCGTTTTTTTCTGCCTCGGCCGACATCACGGCGAGCGCCTGGATCATTTTGGGGCCGATCATCTCAACCGCCGCCCCGTCACATTCATCCAACGCGACACGATAGGCCGACCAGCCCCGCTGCCATGCGGCCAGGGTCGATGGGGATATTATCCTTTCAAGCCGACCCACGCCCCATCGCTGCTCGCTGGCCCACATCGCCTCGTCGACCGGAAGCATGGCCAACCTGAACCGCTGATGGTCCTCGGGGGTCCGAAGCTTGCGCGCGGCGCTCATCTCAAACACTCCTTTTTGACAAACATCAAACAGACAACCGGGACATGGGGGGACGGGACAAAATACCCCCTAAAGGGGGTATTTTTTTGTCCCGCCTGTCCCCCACCTTTTGTCGGGACAAATGTCCCGTATGTCCCGTCCCGTGTCCCGTGTCCCGTTTCATTTTGCTATCCTAACCATACCCATGGGTCGCGCACCCCGATAAATCTGTCTTTCGTCAATTTCTCGACGGCTCGCTGGAATGCCTTCTTGCGACTTTCCTGCGAAACGCTAGGCATTTTTTCATAAAACTTACGTCGCCACGTCTCGATATGCAGTCCGGTGATGTCTCCGTCCGGCATTCCCGAGAACCAGGGCACGATCGCGGCCTCGGGTCCGGCCAGAAC